GATGCTTTAAGCAGTTCTAATACAACGAACTTTATATCCACAGGATATCCAGATGCTTACTTATATGGTGCTTTAAAACACGCTTCTATCTATCTAATGGAAGATGAAAGAGTGCCGTTATTTACAGCACAATTTGAAAAAGCATTAGAAGAGATGAGAATGGAACAAGAGAAAGCAGAATTTGGCAAAGGATCTCTAATACAAAGAAGAAGAACTTATGGCAAGTCTGGTAAAAAAATGTATTATTGGAATAATAATTAGGAGATAAAATGGCTGGATTTAGTGATTATTTAGAGGATAAAGTATTAGACCATGTATTTGGTGGTAATGCTTATACAGCACCATCAACATTATATGTTGCTTTATATACTGTAGCACCTACAGATACAGGTGGTGGTACAGAGGTATCAGGCGGTGCTTATGCAAGACAATCAGCTGCATTTACTGTATCTGGTACAAACCCAACTACAGCAACAAACTCAGCTGCGGTTGAATATCCAACAGCTACAGCAGACTATGGTACAGTCGTTGCGGTAGGTATATTCGATGCCTCATCAAGTGGTAATCTAATGGCTTATGCAAACTTAACAGCTTCTAAGACTGTAAGTTCAGGCGATGTATTCAGATTTGACGCTGGCGATTTAGATATAACATTAGCGTAATATCATGGCCTCAGTAGGCTATGGCTTATACACATACGGAAAGTCCAATTACGGAACTCCTGTATATCATTTTGGCGCAGCTACTATTGCTGCAACATCTAATGTAACAGCAGTCGGAACTGTTCAAGTTCCAGTATTAGGTTCTGCGACCATAGCAGCAACCTCAAGCTTTACAGCAACAGGCGGATTTGTAATTACAGGTGCATCTACCATTACTGGTACATCTGGATTTACAGCAATCGGTGGAATTATACTTGATGGTATTGCAACCATATCAGCAACATCTAGCGCTTCAGCAGTAGGCACACAAATAGACTTAGGATCTGCAACTATATCAGCAAGTTCTGATATGACAGCAACAGGTAGACAGATAGACCGTGGTGCATCTGTAATATCATCTGTATCAGGCATGACAGCTACAGGTAGGTTTACTGTAGTTGGTGAAGGAACATTTGCAGAAACCAGCGGATTTGATGCCTTGGGTGGCATTGTAATGAGGGGTGCATCTGTAATTGCACAAACAAGTGGATTTAATGCAGTTGGTGGTCTAAAATGGGAAGATATTATTGTTCCTGGTGAGACTTGGACCGATCAAATAGTAGCAGAAGAAACTTGGACAGAACAAACTAATCCAAGCACATCATGGACAAACTTAGGCGAACAAGACGCAGCTTAGAGGAATTTTTTTATGGCAGATACATTTACAACGAATTTAAACTTAACCAAACCAGAAGTAGGCGCATCTACTGATACTTGGGGTACAAAGATTAATAATGATCTTGACTCTGTAGACGCATTATTTAGTTCTACTGGTACTTCAGTAGCTATGAACCTAGACGGAGCAGTTATAGATAGCTCTGTCATCGGTGGCACAACTCCAGCAGCAGGTACATTTACAACCCTTACAGCTAATACATCTATAACAGGTACACTAGCTACAGCAGCACAACCTAATATTACAAGTGTTGGTACGCTTACAGGTTTTACTTCAACAGGTATTGATGATAATGCTACTTCTACAGCTATAACTATTGATAGTAATGAAAATGTTGGAATTGGAACTGCAAGTCCTGATGTAACGCTTGATGTAGTAGGAAACGCTAGATTTGATTCAGTTGCAGGTAACGCTTTAAGATTAGACAGGGTTACTTCAGGTAATAATATTGATATAGATTTTTATAATCCTATTGGTACAGCAGGCGTTATATCAAGAATAAGAACAGATGGAGATGGCTTGTCAAATTTATTTGGTGCTATATCTTTTCATACTGGCACAACTCCTGATTCTCCAACTGAAGCTATGCGTATTAATCGTTCAGGCAATGTTGGAATTAACCAAACATCGCCTTCAGCTAAACTTCATGCAACTATTGAAGGTACTGCACCTAGTATTTCATCAAATACAGTAGCAGTATTTAATAGAAATGGTGGGTTAAGCCATGAAGCATATATATCTATTATAAGTGGTACAACAGGTACTGCTGCTCTACATTTTGGTGATTCTGATAATGAAGATGCAGGAAGAATAGCATATACACACGCTTCAGGTGGTGCAGATAATATGACATTTTTTGTAAATACAGCAGAAAAAATGCGTATTCTTTCAAGTGGAGGTATAACCTTCAATGGAGACACAGCATCAGCTAACGCACTTGACGATTATGAAGAAGGTAGTTGGACTCCAGTTCCAAAATTTGGTGCAACTTCAGGAACTACTGTATCAGCAAGTGGACAATATACAAAAGTTGGTAGTTTTGTTAATGCTGTTTGTTTTTTTGGAATTAGTGCTACAAATGGTGCTGGTAACTTTACAATAACAGGATTACCTTTTGCTGCTGATAATATAACTGCTATTTCTATAAGACCATTTAATATTTCTTATTCAGGTATGATGGTAGGAGATGTAAATGGTGGTACAACAACAATAAGAATGTATGAAGCTACTGAAGCAGGTGGTTTAAACGAAATTACTAATGGAGATGTAACTACTACTGCTTACATTTCAATAAGCACATCATATTTTACAAATGCATAATAACTAATATACCTAGTGGATTCTAGGTACGGACATAGGAGAAAATAAAATGGCAATAACAAAAGAAATAATAGAAGATAAAATAGAAGTTGTAGGAGACTACAAAACTATACAAGTAAGAACAGCTACAGTCATCAAAGAAGATGGTGAAGAGCTATCAAGGTCTTTTCATAGACACGCATTAGATTGTGTAAGTTCTGTTCAAGATGAAGATGGTAATTGGACTCATACAGATACAGACGTATCAGGTGAGTCTACAGAGGTTCAGGGTATAGCTTCAATAGTTTGGACTGATTCTGTAAAAGCTGCTAAAAGAACAGCTAATGAATCATCTGCAATATAATTTAGGAGAATAATATGGCACTATTGCCTGTAACTCCGCCAGCTGGCATAGTCAAAAACGGAACTGACTATGCTAATAAAGGTCGTTGGGTTGACGGCAATCTTGTGCGTTTTGAAAACGGATTTCTCAAACCTATTGGTGGTTGGACTAAACTAAGAAACACAGCATTAACTGGTGAGGCTATAGGTATGTATGCCTATAAAGATAATCTTGGTGAATCCATACTAGCTGTAGGTACAAGACAAAAAGTTTATGTCTTATACGACAATACTTGGGCTGATATAACACCAACAGGCTTTGTAAGTGACGCTGACAACGATCCTCTTGGTTATGGTGCATACCACTATAACGTAGAAGATTATGGCGATGCTAGAAGCCAATCTGGACTACCTCTTGCTTCAGGTCATTTCTCCTTTGACAACTGGGGAGAGGATTTAGTCTTTTGTTTTTCTGGTGACGGCAAAATCTACAAATGGAGGCCTGTTTCAGGCGGTACAGCTGATACCATTGCCACAGTCGTAACAAACGCTCCTACAGGCTGTCAGGCTGTCCTAGTAACTAATGAAAGGCATTTAGTTGCTATTGGTTCTGGTGGCGACCCAAGAAAGGTATCTTGGAGTGATAGAGAAGATAGAAATACTTGGACATCTAAAGCTACGAATACAGCAGGTGATGTGCAAATACCTACAGGTGGTCGTGCATTATTAGGTGTTAAATACCAAAACGATGTCATAGTCTTTAGTGATACTGGTATAGATAGAATGAGCTATGTAGGTTCGCCGTTTGTTTATGGTATTGCAGCAGCAGGCGCAAACTGTAAAGCTGTAAGTAGAAGATCAGTCGTGCAAACAGGAAACTTTCTTGCGTGGATGGGTGAAAACTCATTCTTTGTTTACGATGGTACTGTTAGAGAAATCAAATGCGATGTGCATGATTATGTGTATGACAATCTAAACATACAAGGCAGGCAATCGTGTTGGGGTGGACATAACTCTAACTTCAACGAAATATGGTGGGGTTTTCCTGTAGGTGATGGACAATACACACCAAACAAATATGTAATTTGGAATTACTTAGAAAACACTTGGTCTATAGGTTCTTTAGATAGGGGTTGTTGGATTGACCAAGGTGCGTTTAATTATCCTATTGCTGGTGATTCAAGTGGTTTTATATACGAACACGAATCAACCACATTATCTAATTCACCAAACTTAAATAGTGATGCACCCTTTTGTACAAGCGGTCCAATAGAGTTAGGTAACGGTGATAACTATGTGCAATGTAATCAGATTATTCCAGATGAAGAAGCAAATACATTACCAGGTGTAACGATAAGTTTTAAAGGTAAGTTTACCCCATTAGGTAGCGAAACAGACTTTGGTAGTTTTACCTTTGAAAATGACGGATATACCGATGCTAGGT